CGGTAACGAATTCATTTGTTAGAATCATTAACATTGAAAAACGTAATCAAAATATTCGTGATGACATATTAGAAATGAATCATATGAATCCTTCCTTTACTAGACAGAATCAAGGTCAATGGGAAAAGCAGGTTGCAGATCATAATAAGGCAACAAAAACATCGGACAAATAACATTTGACAAATGTTGTTTTTTCATGTACACTAATAAGAATATAAGTTGTGAGGATTTATTTTGTTTAAAAAAGTAGCGGTATTTACAGACATACACTTTGGGTTGAAGTCTAACTCAAAGATTCATAATGATGACTGTGAAGAATTTATAGATTGGTATATAGAACAAGCAAAAGAAAACGGTTGTGAAACTGGAATATTTTGTGGTGACTGGCATCATAATCGAAACAGTCTAAACATTACTACCATGGACGCAACCATTCGGTGCCTTGAAAAGCTAGGTAAGGCATTTGAAAAGTTCTACTTCTTTCCTGGTAACCACGATTTATACTATAAAGATAAAAGAGATATTAATTCAATTGACTTTGGAAGGCACATTCCGGGCATCACTATGGTAAATGAGATGATGACCGATGGTGATACTACTTTGATTCCTTGGTTAGTTGGTGATGAATGGAAAAAGATTCCAAAGATTAAAAGCAAATACATATTTGGTCACTTTGAACTTCCTAGTTTCTACATGAATGCTATGGTACAGATGCCTGATACAGGTGAACTACAAGCAGATCATTTTAAGAACCAAGAATATGTGTTTAGTGGACACTTCCATAAGCGTCAAGTTAAAGGTCCTATTCATTATATTGGCAATGCATTGCCTCACAACTATGCAGATGCTTGGGATGATGAAAGAGGAATGATGATCTTAGAAGCTGGAGGTGAGCCACAATATATTAACTGGTGGAACTGTCCTAAATATAGAACTGTTAAACTATCAAGACTGTTAGATGAAAAAGATTCACTAATAAAAAGTAAAATGTACTTGCGAGTTACGTTAGATCTTCCTATTAGTTATGAAGAAGCAAACTTTATAAAAGAAACATTTATGAAAGACTATGAATGTAGAGAAATAAGTCTTATTCCAAGTACACAAGATGATGAAATGAATTCAGACATTGACATTACGAAGTTTGAAAGTGTTGATGAGATTGTTGCTAAAGAAATTGAGGCTATTGATTCACCAAACTACGACAAAAGCAAACTATTATCGATATATAGAGATTTGAACAAAAATGATTAATATAAGAGAACTTACAGTTAAGAATTTTATGAGTGTAGGTAACACTACTCAAGGTGTTAACTTTGACAAACAACAACTAACGTTAGTGCTTGGCGAAAACTTAGATCAAGGAGGTGACGATTCTGGTTCCCGTAACGGTACAGGTAAAACAACGATAATTAACGCATTGTCTTATGCTTTGTACGGCCAAGCACTAACGAACATTAGAAGAGATAACCTAGTTAATAAAACTAACAACAAAGGTATGTTGGTTACACTTACATTTAGTAAGGACGGTAAAGAATATCACATTGAAAGAGGTCGTAAACCTAATACAATGAAGTTTAGTATTAACAATCAAGAACAAGAGCTTACAGATCAATCGCAAGGTGACAGTCGTAAAACACAATTAGACATAAACGACTTGCTAGGTATGAGTCATGATATGTTTAAGCACATAGTGGCACTTAATACTTACACAGAGCCCTTCTTAGCACTAAAGAGCAACGATCAACGTGCTATTATTGAACAGTTACTTGGTATTACACTACTATCTGAGAAAGCAGAACAGTTAAGAGAACAGATCCGTATTACACGTGATCAGCTTACTGAAGAAAATGCTAGGATATCAGCAGTTACCAGTAGTAATGAAAAGATTAAAGAAAACATCGAACGTTTACACAGCAGACGTAAGGCTTGGATTGCACAGAATAAACAAGACTGTGGTAAACTTGCACAGGCAATCAAAGAACTTGAACAACTAGATGTTGATCAAGAACTAGAAGATCATGAGAAGCTGTCTGCATGGGAAGAGAATACAAAACATCTTAACAACCTTATAAAAGAAAAGTCAACTGTTGAACGTGCATTGGAACAAGCTGATAACAATGTAAACAAACTTGGTAAAGACTTAGATGACTTAGAAACTGCCAAGTGTTATGCTTGTGGACAAGAACTGCATGACGATAAACTTGAAGAGATGAAAGACAAGTTACAAAAAGATTATGGCGATGCACATATCTATCAAACTAGCATGGCTGAGAAGTTAGAAAAAATACAAGTTAAAATTACTGAGGTTGGTGATCTTGATTCTAAACCCAATACGTTTTATGAAACTGCCAAAGAAGCATATCAACATAGAAGCAACGTTGACAGTTTAACATCTAGCTTACAAGGAAAAACAGATGAACTAGATCCGTACCAAGAACAAATTAAAGATCTAGAAGAAACTGCTATTCAAGAAGTTAATTGGGACACAGTTAACGACCTTACTAGTACTAAAGACCATCAAGACTTCTTATATAAACTGTTAACAAACAAGGACAGCTTTATACGTAAGAAGATCATAGACCAGAATCTAGCATACCTAAACAACAGACTTACATACTACTTAGACAAGCTAGGACTTCCGCATTCAGTGTTGTTTAAGAACGATCTAACAGTTGAAATCACACAGCTTGGACAGGACTTAGACTTTGATAACCTAAGTAGAGGTGAACGTAATAGACTTATACTTGGTATGAGTTGGTCGTTCCGAGATGTATGGGAAAGTTTATATCAACACATCAACTTATTGTTTATTGATGAACTTGTTGATAGTGGTATGGACGCAAATGGTGTTGAAAACAGTATTGGTGTTCTTAAGAAGATGGGTAGAGAACGTGGAAAGAACATATTCCTTATTTCACACAAAGAGGAACTTGCTGGTCGTGTGTCAAACGTTCTAAAGGTTGTTAAAGAAAACGGATTTACCAGCTACGATAACGATATCGAAATAATGCAATGATATGATACTAGATAAGATCAAAGAACGTGGCGAAGAAATGGCACTTTTACAAGGCCAGGATCGGTTACAGTATTTGGTTGATCTAGCAAGGGAAGTTGAACCGTTATCCGATACAGAAAAGGTAGACGAAAACAAGATAAGAGGTTGTGCAAGTAACCTATGGGTTACAGGAAAGCAAAATAAAGATGGTACCATGCACTACAAACACGATGGAGATGCTTGGATTACCAAAGGTACTGCTAAAGTAATCGTTGATCTAGTCAATGGTGAGCATAAAAGCGAAATAGCAAGACTAACGTTAGAAAGTTTTAGACCACTAGGCGTAAGAGAATTACTAACCATGCAAAGACAGGTAGGGTTTGCAAGTTTAATTGACCGTATTATAAGTAAAGCACAAAAAGATGATTGAAGACGATACACACGATAAGTTAACCAAAGCATACTTGGAGTATTACAAGGCCAACGAAGCATGGGAAATACGCAAGAGCGAACGCACTAAAAGAAGTGCAAGAAAGTGGTTAAGCGAGATACGTAGACTATGTAGCACACGCAGAGTTGAGATTATCGACGAGTATAAAGCCAAGAAAGACATTACTGATACTGATACTGAGTAAGTATCATTATGCAGTGGACATATAAGGGCAAGAAAGTTAAAGAATTACCAGACGATTGTGAAGCATTTGTATATATTATCACAAATACAACCAACGATCGAAAATACATCGGCAAAAAACTAGCAAAGTTCAAAAAGACTAGGCCACCACTTAAAGGGAAGATAAACAAACGTAGAAGCAAGGTAGAATCAGATTGGAGAGACTACTGGGGTTCATCGGATAAGTTACAAGAAGACGTAGAAAAATTAGGCCAGGACAAATTCACAAGAGCAATACTTTATTATTGCGAGACTAGAGGCGTAGCAAGTTACTTAGAGGCTAGAGAACAGTTTGAACGTAGAGTTCTAGAAACTGATGATTACTACAACGGCATTATTAATGTTAGAGTAGGCGGAAGTAAGATACTAAGAGAATCACTTAAAGGCAAATAACATAGCAACATTGTTTGGTCGGGATAGCTCGACTCACGTTGAGGCCGTAAGTAACGGCTAGATACTCGTGTGTTGCACGGCTTGATGCTAACGTAGGCATTAAAAGATCGTGGCTCTGAGAAAAAGCAACCACAACGTTGATACACTTTGCTTAACAAGGGTGTGTTGGTGTTCCGAGACTATTGCGAAGGCTGTAGTAGGGGGTTGGCGAGTTTCCGCCTCCATACATATTAATATGTAATCTACTTTGTTAAGATGGTACGCTCATCTCACATGATGGCTATTATTGCTTCGTCCGGAGACGGGCGAAGTATGGCTCAACTATCTACATGATGCTAAATTGCTTCGCAATTAATTAATCATTTAGTTTAAAAAAAATAAAGTGTTTGAGCGTAAGCGAAAACAAGATGTACGTAAGTACATCTATTAAGGACACTTAACAATCAATGCAATTCTGGATCACGTCCATAACGACTTGCTTCTTTATTATACACGAGTACTTCTTCCACTTCGTAATCTTTATGTGGATTAACATCTTTTAACTGTTGTATAGTGATATGTGCTTCATATTCGTCACTACACTGAGTTATAACGTCTTTAGTACTATTCTGCTCTATAACGTTGTATCTTGTCTGAGGCATATAAGATATTTAAGAGGTCTATGAGATGAATTATGTATAAATATAAAGTAACAGGAGAGTAAACCATGAAAATAACACAAATTACAACTGAATCTACCCTAAAAGAAGCTCCTGGTGGAAGTGCGTTAGGCAACGTTGCACGTAAAGTCGGAGCAAAAGTGGCTGGCGCCGTTGGCGCAAAGGCTACCGCCGCAGGAATGACAGGTAAAGTAGATCAGAACGCAAAAGCAAAAGAAATATTCGTACAGTGGAAAGGGTACATGGGGCAAACCGGTGGTAACCCTAAACAACCTACTGTGCAACAACTATCAGACTTTATGTCCAAACAAGGATTGCCAACAGCTAGACTTAAAGGTTTACAAGGACAGCTAACGCCAAAACAAGTAGACGACATTTTACAAAAAACATCTCAAGACAGTTTCAAAGGAACAGCCGGACAAGCGGCCGCAGGTAGTGAGCCAGCACAAGGTGGTGCAGGTGCTCCAGCAGGAGGCGGTGCTCCAGCAAGTGGAGGAGCGGCAGGTAAAGGTTTACCAGCAGACATTCAAAAAGCAATTGATGCCTTAGATGCTAATGAGAAAAAAGAACTAGCGGCACTATTATAAGGGTTGGACAATGAAACTAGGCGAAGTTACACACTATAATTTAAAATCAGAAACAATACTAGCAGAGGGTTGGCAAGATCTTAACGAAGCCCAACGCAGGTATGTTGGTAAATGGGAAAGAGACGTTTGGCCTTTAGTAGAAGGACTTAACAAACTACTAGAAGCAGACCTTGATCCTAAACAGATCGATCAAATCTTTACTAACGCAGAAAAAGTTGCAATAGATTCAGGCAACAATAAAACTGCACTAGGTAAAGCAGGATCAGTTGTAGGTGACCAAGCTACTAAACTTCAAAAACAAATTTCAGACTTAATGACTGCGGCACAGAACAGTGGTCCAATTAAAAACTTTGATGCACAGTTTGAAAAACTAAAAGCACAATTAAAAAAGAAACTACAAGGTAACCCAGCAGGACAAAAGATCCTTAAAATGGTTGACGGCTACCAAGGGTTTGCTAAAGAAAATCCAGCTAAGGCGGCATTTGTAATTGGTGCAATGACTTCAGTACTTGCTTTTGCAAGTGGAGGTATTGTAAGTGGTGCGGCAATTGGTTTCTTTTTAAAACTAGCTAACAACACACTCAAGGGCGATAAACTTTCAACAGCACTTGCTAAAGGTGTTAAAGGCGCGGCAATTGGTGCTATTGCAGGTGCTATTGGCGACAGCATTACAGCAGTTGCAGACGATACGTTCCCAGCAGATGTTACACAGATATTTACAAACGGCAACGGCGAGATAGACATCACGCAGGTTGCGGCTATGGCAGACGGTGTTGGCATTGAAGATTTAGATTCAGGCTCTGTTGCAGAGTTTGTTCAAACACGTAACGCACTAATGGAACTTTATAAGAGCACAGATTTAGATGCAGAAGCACAAGAAGTGCTACA